GTTGGTATTGAAAATGCTCAGAAAGGAATAGAATATCGATGTCCTCATTGTAAAGGAGAAATGGTTGTAAAAGAAGGTTCTGTTAAAGTAAAGCATTATGCTCATAAGATAAGACCGCAAAACTGTAGCTATGAAACTTATCTTCATGCTCTTGCTAAGAAAAGAATTGAAGAGTGGTTTAATTCAGATGGTGCATTAAATATCTCTTTTAAAACAAAAGATAGATGCTCTAATTTTGAACATTGTCTATGGAATCATGATGACTATACTTCTTCTTATTATTGTGAGAAAGAAACGAGCCAATCTTTTAACTTAAAGAATTATTACAATGTAATCACTCGAGAAAAAACATATAAGGGGTTTCGTGCAGATTTGCTTCTTACCAATTCGGAGAATAAATATGAACCTGTTTTCATCGAAATTTTAGTTTCACATCAGTGTGAGAAGGGGAAGTTAGGGTCTGGGATACGTATTATTGAGGTGGCTCTAAATTCAGAATATGAGCTGAATACTATTATACAAAGTGGAATGATTTCCGAGAGCGAACGAGTGAATTTTTATAATTTTAAACGTAGATGTAGAATATCTGAAACTGAAGGTTTGATGCTTAATAAGTTCGTATTATTGGATTCTATGC